ATGAGCAAGACCGTACCGCCCGCCGGCCTGTGCGGGGGCCGACGTCCCGGGTGGGAGCGCGGCCCCGCTGTCGGCATCAACCGCATCCCGTGCGTCCTGCCCGCCGGACACGAGGACGAGCACGCCAACGCGTTCGGCCAGACGTGGCCCTCGGCCTCGCCGCTCGCCGTCGCCCTCCAGGGCCTCGCCGACCGACTCGACGGCCACCGGCCCCGCGCGACCATGACGGAGGCGCTGCGCCGCGCGCAGGCCCTCGTCATCGCCGAGCAGCTGCACGGCCCCACCGAGGCCGCCGAGGAGGCCGAGCGTGAGCTTGCCACCCTCCTGCCGGCCGTCACCGGCCAGACCCGCGGCGCCTACGCCGCCGAGCTCCGTGACGTCGCGCAGGGGGTGGCCCTGTGAAGCACCTCATCTCCCTCCCCACCACCGACCACGAGACGGTGAGTCTCGTTGAGCCGTCGTGGTGCAGCGGGCACGCCAGCCACGTCCCCGGGTACCGCGTCGACCTCTGTCACACCGGGCCCGAGCACGACCTCACGTTCGAGGGCGCGACGCTCCTCACCGCGATGCTGACCCAGGACCCGTTCGCCACCGACGTCGAGCGGCGACGGACGGGCCTGTACGTCGAACAGTCCGGCTTCTCCGCCACGCTCGACCCTGTCGAGGTCCGCCAGCTGGCTGCCACGCTCACCGTCCACGCCATGCACCTGCGACGCCTCGCCGACGAGCTCGCCGCCGTCCAGGCCGAGGAGGGCGGCCGATGAGCACCCCGCCGAAGGCCGGCAAGCGGATGAGCGTCCGTGTCGACGCCAGCCTGTCCGACGACCTCGCCGTCATCATGCGGACGGGTATGACGGCGTCTGACGCCGTCCGGCTCGCGGTCGGGTTCCTCGCCCACGGGTACCTCGACGTATGGACCCGCGGGCGCTACCCCGACGGTGTCGCACCCACCCGCATGAAGATGGTCACGCCGCCGCATGACGGGCGTCGGACGCCGTCCGACGCGCGTTAAACGCAGCCACAAGAAGGCCCCCGAGAGCAGGCGCTCTCGGGGGCCGCTCTGTCTGCCCGCTGGCGATCGGCGTGCCACCGGCGAGCAGAAGCTCAGCGACGGCTGTCGTCGCGGGGGAAGGAGCGCGGGAAGTGCGGCCCGCACTCGGCCTGTTCGGCGTGCCAGTAGGCGGGGGCATGCGCACCGGTGCCGGCGTCATCGGCGACGGGCACGGCCGCGCCGAGGATCGGCTGCTCGCAGTACGCACAGACCTTCGTCACCGCTGCTCACCTCCGGGGTGCTTCTTGCAGGCACGTGGGAACCACTGAGTCGACCAGTCGGCGCGCCGGTACCGGCGGGGGCCGAGGTCGCAGACGGCGCCAGCGGCGAGGGTGATACCGCACCACACGCAGTCCTGGCCGCGCTGCTGCCTCTGCGTCAGCGTGCCCATGCGTGGCAGCTCAACGGCCGTCAGATCTTCTGTCGTCGTCGCCATGACCAGGACCGTAGGCCGTGCAATTGCATGGCTGCTTGGCGATTGCGCCGGATTGCGCGAGCAGGGGATCCGGTTCCCCGGGATTGCCTACGAGGCGCCGAGAGAAGCCCTCACGCGGCCGATCAGCCGCAGCGCCTGGGGGCCGTAGACGGCCGACTCGGCCAGCCACTCCCACGCGCGTTCGTACACCTCGATCGAGTCCTCGTCGGCGAGCCACATCTCGGTGCCGATCGTCTCGACGATGACGAGGCGCCGGTCATAGATCCAGAAGCCGTGCGAGGGCGCGCGGCGCAGCTCGGCGCCGAGGGGCACGATGCCCAGCTCGACGGTGTCCAGACCGATCAGGCTCATCAACCGGTCCAGCTGCGAGGCGTGGACGTCGCGCGGGATCGTCCGGGCATGGAGCGCGGGCTCGTAGACGAGGAACCGGAACAGCTTCCCCGGCTCGTACAGCGCCTCCTGACGCCGTACCCGGGACCGGACGGCGTCCTCGACGTCACGAGGTGTCCGGCGGAACTCGGCGGCGGCCGTGAGCGTGTGGCGGGCGTAGTCCGGGGTCTGGAACAACCCCGGGATCCGGACGACCTCGACGCCGCGGATGACGTCCGTTGCCGTGGTCTCGACGATGGCCTGCTCCTGGCGGGCGCGGTGGCCGGCGACGAGCTGCCGCCGCCACGATCGGTACGTGCTCTCCAGGCCGGCGAGCCGGGCTTTCAGCTCCGGGACGACGTCGGGTCGCCCCGCGGCACGGGCCCAGTCCTCCAGGTCGGCGAGCGTGGGCGTCTGCTTCCCGCGCTGGAGCCGGGACACCTTCGACTCCTGCCAGACGAGGCGCTCGGCGAACTCCTTGCCCGTCAGGCCGGTCTCGGCGCGGAGCTCGCGGAGCCGCGCGCCGAGAGCCTCCCGGCCGCTCTGGAAGTCGGTCGTCACACGGCCGACGGTACCTGCCGCGCGAACTCGCGGGTGGGGATCGCGTGATGCCACGCGGCGTCACGGGCCTGGCAGGCAGCGGCGATCTCGGCGGGGTCCTCGCTCAGGATCACGCCGAGGGTTGTGTCGTCCTCGTCGAACACGAACCGGGCCAGGAGGCGGGAGTCGAAGAGCCAGAAGTCCCAGTCCGGCAGATTGAGCCGTGCGGCCTCGGCACGGGGGAGGTTGCGGATGTCCTCGCCCGCGGCGACGTTCCCAAGACCGGAGGCGAGAAGGAACTGCTGGCCCTCGGTGAGGGGCTCGTCGACGAGCCGGACGCGCTCGAACCGGCGGCCCTCGGCGACGGCCTGTGCCACGTTCTCGCGCCACGCGTCGAGCGGCTCGGCAGTGATGTCGGCGCCGGCCTTCCATCGGTCCCACTTCGCGCTGCGGCGGTCGGTGGCGTAGCCACGGCGGGTCTCCAGCCGCCAGGCCGTGTGCTTGAACTCGCGGAACAGGTGGGCGATCTCGGCGAACGGGATCGTCTCGCGCTGCTCGGCACGCGGGGAGAACCGTACGAGGAGGTCTCGGGGGACGGTCACGAACGTCTCGTGCTCCTTGACGTGGCGGAGCTCGGCGAGCTGCTCTGGGGCGGTGACGCGGTCGCCCTGGACGAGGATGTTGTCGGTGCCCTGGACCTCGTAGAGGGTGGGGCAGTCGCCGTCGTCGCTGGTGGTGCCGAGGAACCTGAGCGCGGACATGGGCTCTCCGTTCTGGTCGGGGAGTCCCAGCATGGTCGGAACTTGCGGCACGCGGGGGCGGGTTGCGCGAGATTGCGTGAGCTCCTGTCGGGGCTGAGGATTGCGCGCATGAGCGGCCCGGCAGCCGGCCAGCCGGGCATGACGTTACACACCGTAACGTTACGGAGAGTCACTATTTACCCGGTTTGCCGGATTGGTGGATTAGCGGCTTCAAAATCGCCCGTGTAAAAAAACGGGCGACAAGAGCTTTTGGGTCGCCCGGTCCCCTGCTCAAAGAAACGACCCGCCCCCCGGCACTGGGTGCGCGAGGGGCGGTTTCAGGGGTGCGTGTTGGGTGGTTGCCCACCCTCCGTGAGTGTCGAGCGGGGGTCAGGCTGCGTTGCCGGCGAACACCTTCAGGGCGCCGGTCTGGTCGACGGTCAGGCCGTCGGCCCGCAGCAGCGCACGGTAGGTGACGAGGTCGGTGTTGAACGCGTACTCGTCGGACCGCTCGAACCGGACCCCGCCGGCGAGGCGGACGAAGTAGGCGGAGAAGTCACCGAAGATGACCGACTTGGCGCCGAGGCCTACGGCCGCGACGGTGGGGTCGGTGTAGACGGGCTTGCCGAGCAGCATGCCGGGTGCACCGTCGGTGAGGGCGGGCTGCCACAGGTACTGGCCGGTGGAGTCCTTGAGCTTGCGGACGGCGGCGATGGTGGCGTCCCGCATGAGCCAGGCTGCCGAGGGGCTGTTGCGGTACGGGGCGATGACCGAGTGGAACAGGTCGATCAGGTTGTCCGCGGTGAACGCGCCCGCGACACCAGCACCGCCGGTAACGCCGGTCGACGCGGAGGTGACGATGCCGGTCGGCTGGCCGGTTCCGGTTCCGGTGATGGCGTGCGCGCCGAACGCGTTGCCGAGCGCGCGGCCGGTCTGCATGGCCAGGTAGCCCTCCAGGTCGACCGCAGAGTCTTCGACAAGCTCGCGGGACACCTGGATGAGGGTGCCGTACTTGTAGGCGCCGAGGGTGCGCTTGGCGAACGCCGGATCGGACTCGCCGATGGTGCCGCCTTCGGAGACGATCGCGGCGGTCGAGTGGGCGGTGGTGGTGGGGACGTCGAGGTTCTCGCCGGAGGTGGTGTTGAGGACGGTCGGTCCGGCCATCATCACGCCGGACACCTCGATGAGGTGGGCAACGAGGCGGTTGTAGAAGCTGGTCGGGACGAGGTTGCCGCCGGCGGTCGCGCTGCCCTTGGTCAGGTCACGGAAGTTGACCGGGCCGTCGGGGACGACTTCGAGGACGCGGCCTCGCTCGCCGCGCATGAAGGACCGCAGTTCGCTGTTGCGCTCGCGCTGCTGACCGGGATGCGTCACGGGGCGGGACAGGATGCCGCCGAAGGTGTCGGCAGCGGCCTGCTGTCGGTTCTCGTGGGCGCGGAGGTCGGTGATGCGTGCGTCGAGGTCGTCCAGGCGTCGCTCAGAGGCTGTGTACTCGGTCTCTTCGGCCTGGGTGAAGTTGCGCTTCTCGTTCTGGGCCGCGTCGAGCATGCGCTGCATGTCGTCGAAGACGGTCTTGCGGCGGGCGGTCAGTTCGTCGATAAGGGACACGGTGGTCTCCACAGGGGGCTGGCACGCGTGAAAAGCGTGCTGTGCGTGTGGCGTGCCCTGGCTCTACAACGGCTGGTGTCTGCCCGGTGGTGGTCGACCTGCCGGGCGCCGGCGGAGCGGGCCTCGCGTCACGCTGCCCGGTGGGTTTCGCCCTGCCGTGCCGCGTCGTCCCGTATGGGACATGACCATGATGCCAGATTCCACCGACGCCCGAAGGTGTCAGGAGGGTTGAGCCGCTATCAGGATGCCACGTCTATGCGGCCGTCGGGGGTTCGTCGAGGTCCGTCTGCAGGGCGCGCAGGACGCGGGTCTCGTCGTCGGTGACGTCCGCGACGAGGGCAGCGAGCGTCGCATAGACCTCGGCCATCGCCGGGTCGTTCTGTGCGGTGTTGCGGTCGCGCTGTTCGACGAGCGCGACGATGAGAGCGCGACTGCGTGAGCGGCCGAGGTTGGCGACGGCGCGGCGCAGATCCTGCTCGGGTGTGGCCATAGTGGTCTCCAGGGTCGTGCGAGTGGGTGGGATGGGTCTTGTGGTCAGCCGAGGCCGAGACTGCCGCCGCCGTTGTTGCGCTTGAGGGTGGTGAGGACCCGCTGAATCTCTTTGCCGACTCGCACGGGGTCCATGGCGCCTTCAATGTGGAAGTGGTTGACGATCGTGGGCGCGGCGGTGGCGGTGGTGGTGCTGGTGACGCCGCGTCCGGGGCCGACGGCGGCGAGCGCGGGCCGGGGTGGGGCGGTGGCGATGCCGAGGCGGCCGGCGTTGAGGCGGTCCATGAAGCTGAGGCCGTACTGCTCGACGGCGGCAGCCCGGATCACGTACTCGCCGTTCGAGACGCGGGTCAGGATGCTGTCGCTTGTGGCCGTGCCGGGCCCGCGGACGGGGCCTCCGCGCGGGAAGCCGACAATGCCGCCGTGTGCGCGGGACTGGATGGCGTCGGGGATGCCGTTGGCGTCTTGGTCCCACGAGCTGGCCTTGAGGTAGATGGACACGCCGACGCGTTCGTCGGGGATGCCCGCAAGCTGCCGCTTGGCCCGCCAGATCTCGCCTTCGAGCTGGGAGATGTTGGCCCGGATCTGCGCCTTACGGCCGTCGGGGACGTTCGCAAGCTGCTTCTTGGCCGTCGCCACCTTCGCCTGCAGGTCCTCGATGTTGCCCTTGAGGCGGGCGGTGCGGTTCGGTACGCCGAGGTAGGACTTGGCGAGGGCGTCGGCTGCCTGCTTGTCGAGGCCCATCTGCCGTGCATGCTCGATGAGCTGCTTGCGCCCCTTGTCGAGGATGCCGTTGACCTGAGCGTTGGACCGGCCCTGCTCGTCGGCGGCGCCGGCGGCCGCTTCTGTCTTCGCGGCAAGGTCACGCAGGGCTGCCTCGTTGGCGCGGGCCTTGTCGCTGCTGAGGTCGAGCTCGCCGTTGACCATCCGCAGGCTGCGGCCGTTCTGCTTGGCCGCGTCGGTGGCGGCGTCGACGGCGGCCTCGTAGGCGGCGGTGGCGCCGGTGGCGTCCCGGTTGACGTTGCTGAGAGCAAAAAGGGCTTGCCGCAGGGCGTCCGCGCTCTGCTTCTGCTGGTCGAGCTTGGTCTTGGTCTCCTGCGCCTGCTTGCCGTAGATACCCATGGCTTCGGCGGCAAGCTCCTGCTCGAACTTGGCGTTCGCCAGGGCGTTCTGGTAGCCGTCGACCCCCTTGGTGAACTGCTCCGCTGTCCCGCCGCCCTTGACGTAGGCGGCCGACAGGCGCCGTGCCGCAGCTGCGGCCAGGTCCGCGTTCCCGTTGGAGACCATGGATGTCAGCACTTGGTCGATGGCCTCCAGGTGTTCTGTCGCTTCCGCCACGGGCGTGGAGTCCCAGCTGGCCAAGCCACCGAGGCTGACGATCCACTGCTGGATGTCGTCCGTGGTGCTCGGGTCGGTGAGAGAGCGGACCTTGTCGTACAGGCCGGAGAGGTCACCGCTGAAGACCTTCGCGGCCTCGCCGGTGACCTCGCCTGTCTTGCCGAGCTCCTTGAGGGAGAGCGTGAGCTTGTCGACGTCTGGCGGTGTCTGCCTGCCAGCCTGCGACAGCTCTGCGAGTGCGATGACCAGCAGGCCGATACCGGAGCCTGCGAGGGCCAGCTTGGCGCCGCGGCTCATCGTGCCGAAGGCGGCCGTCAGGGCACCCATGCGGGTCGTTGATCCGGCGGCGGCAGTCTGCATGGCGATCATCTGGCCGGTGAACGCCAGCATCGCCCCCCGACCGGCGGCAAGACCGAGCGCTGCGAGACGGACGGCCTTGATGGCGATGGCGAGCTGAAGGAGGTTGGCGATGGCACCCGGGGGTACGGAGGCGATGAGGTCGGATAGCACGTTGACGACGGACAGCATGCTGACGCCGACGCCGGAGGCGCCGTTGAGGACGTTGACGAGCGCGGTCGCCACGTTCTGCAGGGTGTCAGCCAGGACGGGGCCCTGTGCCCGCGCGTAGTCCATGAACTCGGAGACCCCGGCACCGACCTGGCTGGTGTCGGCCGTCCGCATGAGCCGGATGAGCGCGTCGTTGGCACGGTGCAGGGCGCCGGTTGTCGCCTTGCCCAGGCGGTCGGTGAAAGCGGTGAAGCCGGGCGAGGCTACTTGTCCGGCGGCGATGGTGACGAACCTGTCGAGCTCCTTCGCAGCGCCCCGCACGGTGGGGGTGAGCCGGGGCACGATGTCGTTGAGGACGGCGACACCGTGGGTGATCGGCGCCATGGTGACGTCGGCGAGGGAGTCGGACCAGTCCTGTGTGGTGTCTTTCAGCACGGACAGGGCGGCCGCGGCCTGCCGGGTGGCGGGCGGCAGGGCTGCCATCTGCTTTGCGTAGGCGATCTGTGCCTTGGTGGCGGCGGCCGAGGTGGCGCCGGAGTCCTCGACGGCGGCCCGGTACTTTTCCTCGGCCTTCGCGGCTTCGGAGATGACGCCGATCTGCTTGCCGACGGCCAGCCCGTAGGCACCGATGGCGACTGCACCGAGACCGGCGGAAGCGGCGACGGGGGCAAGCGCGGCAGCGGCAGGCAGGATTGCGGGGGTGAGGCCGAGGAAGCTCTTGCGGAGCTCGGCCCCCATGGCGCGGGCCTTGTCCGCCGCGTCGTTCCAGTCGGCCATGGGCCGGGTGGCCTGGCCGGTCCTGTGGGCCATGAGTGAGGCTGCGTCCGCCGTGGACACGAACCGGCCCTCAAGGTCCCGCAGGCGGCCGTCGGCGTCCTGCGTGAGGGTGAGGAGCGCCTGCCCGGAGCCGTCGGCCGCGTCCTCCATGGTGCGGCGGAGCCGGTCGGCGGACTGGCCGGCGTGCCCGAGGACGCGGCTGAGGTTGTCGCGGCCGTCGAGGGTGAAGGTGAGGCGTTCGGCCATGGCTCACTCACCTCCAGCCACGAGGACGGTGCTGTACGTGGTGGCGTGGCGGGCCCAGGTCTGCGTCGTGGACTCGCTCCGTGCGGCAGCGAGTTCGGCGACGAGCGCGCCAATCATGGCGGAGAAGACGATGACGATGTCCTCGCGGGGCCGGCCGTTGAGCTCGGCGAGCGTCTCGCGGGCGAGGGCCTCGGAGCGCGGGTTGTCGTCCATGTCGATGTACGCGGTGAGGTACGCCGTGGCGGATCTGAAGGTGTCGGGATAGGTGGGGGCGTCCATGGTTCGCTCTCCTCGTTCAGGGGGTGGGGCGGGTGGTCCGGCGGGTGGCGTGATTGCGGAGCTTCTGCGCGTGCCGACGGGCGAGACCGAGGCGGCGGGCGGCGGCGAGCTCGGCACGGCGCCGCTTCTCGTTCTCGGCCCGCCACCGGGCCGCGGCGATCCGGGCCTGTACGGCCTGCTCAATAGCGGACGTTGACTCGGTCATGCGGTTCTCCTTCGAGGTGTCAGCAGCCGGGATGGGTGGTCTCGCCGGTGAGGGCGTGCACGGGGTCGAGGGGGGTGCGGCAGACGGTGCAACGCCCCGATTCGACTGTCACGTTCGGTGACGGCTCGGGGGTGTCGATCGCAGTCGCGCCACCATTGACGCCATTCGCGCCAGGGCTTGAGGCTTGGCGCGAATGGCGCGACTGTGGCGCGGATGCGGGAGCGTCTTCACTCTCCGTGTCCGTGGTCAGTGCCTCGATTCGCCAGACAGCGCCCTTGCCGAACCCTGCTCGGGCGGAGACGACGCCTGCCTTGGTCCGGGCTCGCTGCAAGGTCCGCTCGGAGAATCCGTCGGCGATGCCGGCCTTCTTCACGTCGTTCCATGGAGCCTCGCCGCCCTGGTCGATGAGGTAGCCGTGCAGCCAGTCGGCGGCCTCGTCTCGCTCGCCGCGGTCGGGGTCGCTGCCCTGCGCGAGGATGTCCTGCACGCTCCGGGTGGCCTGGCCGAGGAAGACGAACCGGCCGACGTACGCCGGGCCCTTCTTGGTGGGCACCTCGGCGGACTCGATGTTGTAGGCGAGCGACGGGAGGTCGGACCGGCCGAGGCTGTTCTTCGCCTGGGTCATGACGCGGCAGTCGTTGTCGTCGTCGCGTGCGAATCCGAACACGGCGCGGGGCACGTTCTTGAACGCCCCGGAGCCGGTGATGAGGGATGCGGGGTCAGTGCCTGCACCCTTGCCGAAGTGGGCGATGCCGAGTAGCACGGCGCCGGTCCGGTCGGCCATGCGGGCGAGCGGGTCGAGCGCGGTGCGGACGTCGCGTTCGCGGTGGGTATCGATGCCCTTGCCGATGCACGACATGAGCGGGTCGAGGACGACCAGGGCGACGCCGTGCTCCTTGACGGCCTTCTCCATGAGGGAGTTGTCCTGAGGGAGGCTGAGCGTCGTCTCGCCGTACTCAGCCTCGACGGCCTCGACGCGGTACACGAGGTCGAGGTCGGCACCCGCGCCGATGAGGCGGGGAACGATGGTCTGCTTCCACGAGTCCTCAACGGCCACGTAGAACACGGCCCGCGGGTGGCCGTGGAGGTTCCCGGGGAGGGTGCCGCGGGTGACGTGTGCAGCCATCCACATGCCGAAGGAGGACTTGCCGGTTCCCTCGCGGCCGGCGGCGACGGACAGGGCGCCTGCGGGTACGCGGCCTTCGCCGTCGTCGAGCCATGCCCACACGACGGGCTCGGGCTCGATGTCCGACGCGCGGGTGAGGCGGAGCGAACGCCGTGGCGCGGCGGGGGTGTCGAGGTCGGCCCAGTCGACACCGTCGGGGTCCTGCTCGGGGATGCCCGAGAGCCCCGCCGCCAGGATCTCGCGCGGCGGCAGGGTCGCGGGGTCGTACGAGGTGGTCACGCGGTGGCCTCCTGGCCGAAGGTGAGGTAGCGGCCGGGCTGGCCGGGGATGCGGATGGGGGGCCATCCCCGGGTTGCGCGGAGCTGGTGCGGGGGCCGGTTACTGGCCCGGTCGGCGGCGACGCGGCGTTCCTCGGCGGTCTGCCGGGCGGCGAGGGCGTGGCCCCGGCGTCCGGCGTAGTCGTTCGCGTCGGCGGTGATCTCGCGCCACCACATCTCGGGGTCGTTGTCCATGAGCCAGTCGAGGCGCAGGCGTTCAGCCTCGGCTCGGCGGTGCAGCTCGGCGGCCTCCAGGGTGGCCGCGTAGCAGCGCGGGTCCTTGGGGCTGAGTTGCAGCCACTCGGCGGTGCCGTACGGCGGCCACATGTCGACGCCGAGGGCGGCAACCTGTGTCTCCGCGCGCAGGGCGGTGACGTCGCCAGGGGTGACGTCGTTCGGGACGGCGCGCAGGGGGCGCCCCCGCCCGGCGTCGGCCAGGCGGAGGCGGTCCTGCGGGCGGGTGGTCACTCGCTCGCCTCGGCGCAGACCTGGGCCATGAGCTCCAGGACCCGGTTCGTGACCTCGACGGGGTCGGCGCCACGGTTCACCACCGCGTCTTCCACGATTGTGAGGATCTCGGCAAACGCCTCGTCGGCACCCGCGCGGGCGGCGCGGAGGCGGGCGAGGGCCTGCCCCTTTCGCACGCTCGATGCCATCGCGTCGATGGCGTCGGCGGCGGCGCGGAGCTGCGCGGAGACGAGCGGGGCGTCCTCGGGCGTGAAGTCGTTGGCGCGTCCGGCGTCGACGTAGAGAATCGGGTCGCCGCCGTTGGGGCCGTTCTCCAGGTCGACGAACCCGAGGCTGACGGGCCAGCTGGTGTTGTTGGCGTCGAGCTGGTGGTTGGAGTGGTCGTCGTGGTCGCCGGTCTGGTCGCACAGCCCGGGGTAGGCGATGCAGGCGCCAGGCCGGGCGGGGACCTGTACGGCCGCACGGGGCTGGCTGGGCATGCCGTCGAGGACAGGGCCCGCGGTGGCCACGATGTGCGGCAGGCGGCCGGAACGGGCGCTGGCGATCATGCGGGGGAGGGTCGTACGCTTCACGAGAAGCTCCTTTCAACGGCGGCGCAACGGGTGGACAAGACCCGCGCCGCCGTTCGGCTGTTCTGTGCTGAATGGCGGTGCTTCAGGCCCCCGGCTACAGGCGTTGGCGCGCCTGCTGGGGGCCGTCTTCATGCGGCTTCGAGGAGCGCGATGAGCGAGGCGTTGACGACCACAACTCGGGTTCCGAACGACAGGGTTCGAACCGGGCAGTCGCCCTGCTTGATCTGCGCGTACAGGTGACTTCGCGAGCAGCCAAGAGCGCTGGCCGCCTTGGCGACAGACACGGTGGCCGGCCACTGGCGAATCTCGTCGAGGGTCACGTTCACGCTGCGCTCCCCGCGGGGATCGTCTGCGCCTGCAGCCACTCCTCGATAGCCGAGGGGCGGTACAGCACTCGACCGGAACGCGCCGGCGAGGTCTTGATGTAGGCCGGTCCGATGCCGGACCAACGCCAGTTCGCGAGCGTCTGCTGGGCGATGCCGTACCGCGCTTCGACCTGCGCGGGGGGCAGCAGTTTCTCGTTCATGCCCTGCCCTTCTTCTGGGAGCATGCGTTGCACGTTAGCACCAGATGATGCTAGAAAGGTGCCATGACGCAGATGGTAACGGAAAAGATCGGCACCGCAAGGGATCCAGTGGTGCTTACGCTGATTCCCATGACGGAGCAGCAGCGCGGACGCCGCGCCATCGAGGTAGGCCCCACGGGCAAGACAGTCGCCGCCAACCTGGTGCGGCTCCGTGATCGCCGAGGCCTCACTACTCGCCAGCTTTCGACCCAACTGGAGCAGGCAGGACGACCGATTCCCGCCTCGGGAATCACGCGGATGGAGAAGGGTGAGCGCGTCGTCAGTGCCGACGAACTTGTCGCCCTGGCCGTCGCACTCGGCGTGTCCCCGGCGGCCCTGCTACTGCCGTTGAATGACCGGCCTGACACGCGCTACGAAGTGACGGGAGCCGGCACGGTTGGCGCGGCGGACGGCTGGGACTGGATCGAGGGCAAGGGGCCGCTAAGGACCGAGGGCCATCGACCGCCCGGCACGGAGTCGCGTGACGATCAGGCGGAGCATCTGGAGTACCTGCTGAACAGCGTGCCCGCCGAACGCCGCAGGCTTCGGACGCACCCCCTGGGACGCGCCCTTGAGGCGGTCAGGGAGGACGTCGAAGCCATGCACATGCGGCTCCGGTTCCACCTCTTCAACCACCCGGAGAAGGCGGAGCGGCTCACGGAACGAGCCCAGCAGGCGGTAGCTCGCCTGGGCGACGAGATCAACCGACTGGGGCAGCAGCTGGCCGAAGGGGCAGACCAGCAGGAAGAGGGCGGGGATGGCTGATCCGACGATCAAGAAGATCACGCTCGCCAGCGGCAAGGTCCGGTACCGGTTCGTCGTCGACATCGGCCGGGACGAGAGTGGCCGGCGTAAGCAGCTGACCGTCACGAAGGACACGAAGAAGGCCGCCGAGGCGGAGCTTGCTCGGATCCTGAACGAGCGGAGCAACGGCACGTTCGTCGCCCCCAGCGGCCTCACGGTGTCCCAGTGGATGCGGCAGTGGCTCGACCGCAAGGCCCGCGACATCGAGGAGACGAGCCTCCGGGCGTACGAGGGGGCCCTCGTCCACGTTCACGACAGGATCGGGCACATTCGCCTCCAGGCGCTCACCGAGGACGACGTCGAGGACCTGGCCGGGTGGCTCGTCACCGGCGCCCGAAGGCGCGGCGGCAAGCCGGGGACGGGCCTGCGGGTGAGCACTGCCGAGGGTGTCCTGTCGAAGCTGCGGGAAGGACTCGGGCGGGCGGTCGTACGGCGCATGATCGCGGCCAACCCCGCCGAGTACGTCAAGATCCCGCTGCAGGCTAAGAAGCAGGACCGCAAGGACCACCGGCGCGAGCGACCGTGGTCACTGGCCGAGGTCCGCACGTTCATCCGCGCCATCGAGGACGACCGGCTGCACGCCCCCTATCTGCTCTCCCTGATGGGCCTGCGACCCGCCGAAGTGTGCGGCCTGCGCTGGGACGACATCGACCTCACGGCGGGCACTCTGGAGACCGCGAACACGCGGACCATGCTGGGCAACCGGTGGGTCCTGGAGAAGGACACCAAGACCGAGGCCGGCGAGCGGATGCTTCCGTTGCCGAGCAAGGCCGCCGAGGTCCTGAAGAAGTTCAAGGCCCGGCAGGCGGCCGAACGGCTGGCCGCGGGCGAGGGCTACACGGAGACCCCGTACGTCGTCGTGAACGAGCTCGGCCTGCCGCTGAACATCCGGCAGCTGCGGGAGCGGGCCTACAGCCTCATGAACCGGCACAAGCTGCGGCGTGTGCGCCTGTACGACGCGCGGCACTCGTGCCTGACCTACCTGGCGAACAACGGCGTGCCGGACCACATCCTCGCCGCCTGGGCGGGGCACACGTCGGCGAGCTTCACCAAGCGCCACTACGTCCACCCCGACGTCGAGGACCTGCGGCCGGCGGCCACCGCGTGGGACGTGTTCCACAGCGGCGACCGACCGACCGTCAGTGAGAAATCGTGAGAGAAAACCACCCCTAGACCGTTCAGCAACTCTCTGACCAGCCTATTTCCCGGTTCCGTAGACTCGGGGGAAGAGCCTACGGGGTCGCCGGGCCCGCTCCGGGCGCGGGGGCGTGTTCGGCGGCGGCCCGGACGTCGATCTCGCGCCAGAATCCCGCCCGGATCGCATAGCGGTCGTGCTCGTCGATCTGGTCGTCCTTGTGGGCGAGCAGCCCGAATCGGGCGGCGTACCGGAGGAGTTCGCCGTCGATGCGGTGCGGGATGCGGGGGTAGAGGGTGGACAGCTTCTGGACGTGGCTCTGCTCGGGGAGCCGTTCCATCCACCGTCGGGCGAACACCTGTCCGACCTCGAAGGGGTCTCCGCCGACGGTGGTGATGTCCTCCTCGCGGTCCGCCCAGCGCTGCTCGGCGCTGGTGAGGGCGGCGAGGGTGGGCAGGGAGGCGGTCTCGGCCGGTTCGCCGAGGGGGGCGGCGGGGCGCTCGACCCAGCCCCGGTCGGAGGACCAGCGGAGGGCGCTGGCGCCCTGGGGCACGGGGGCACCCGGGGCGGCGGTACCGGGGGCGCGCAGTCCCGCCAGGTCCTTGGGGGTGGGGACGCCCTTGCCGGAGGCCGGGGCGGGGACGCCGGTCCCGTGGCCGCGGTCGTGGTCCTCGCGGAGGTGACCGTTGGCGCCCGCGTGCCCGTTGCCGTGGTGACCGTGGCGGGCGTGACCGTTGCCGCCGTCGGCGCCGGCGGTCTCCCCGGGGGCCCCGGGGGCGGCCGCCGCCTCGGCGGCCCGTTCGGCGGAGGCGGCGAGGGCCGCCTCGGGCAGCGGCGCGGAGAGGATGGCGGCGATCTCGGGGCGCGGGGCGGGCGGGGGCGAGCAGATCCCGGTGAGGTCCTTGGCGCGGACGGCCCGGGTGATCCAGGCCCGGTCGAGGACCCGCCGTTCGTCGGCCTCGGCGACCAGGTCCTCGGACTGGTTGTAGTCGCCGTCGGCGGCCTGGACGGCCCAGAGGTGGACGGCGACGCCGTGCTCCTTGGCGGACATCAGTCCGGGCAGCAGATCGCCGTCGCCGGTGACGAGCACGATGTCGGAGCAGGCCCGGTTCCTGGCGAGCTCGGTCAGCTCGGTGTGCATCGCCGCGTCGACGCCCTTCTGGGCCCAGCGTCCGTCGCTCCGCGTCAGCGCGCCGAGCCGGACGGTGACCCGGGGCATCACGCGCAGTCTCCGGTGCTCGGGCTGCGGCACCCGGTCGGGTGCTCCGTCGAACCAGTAGATCCGCAGGAGGGGCAGCGCGGTCTCGGCCTCGGCGCGCTGGCGCAGCTGCTGGATGAGCCCGGCGTGATCGACGGTGATCCTGGAGCGGGCCGGTTCCCCGGCCAGAAGACTGGCGGCGGCTCCCAGCAGGTAGCCGGCATCCACCAGGACGACGCAGCGGTCCACGTGTTCCACCCTCTTTCGGGAACCTCGGGATCGGAAGTTGCTTCGGATTTCCTTCGAGTCTGCCCGAAGGGCGGGGGCTCGACGGTCGGAACTGGATCATCGGCGTGGCGGATGTCACGCTCCCGGGGGCCTAACGCTCCGTAATGATCCAACATGCGGCGGTTCGTGCCGTATGTGAGTCTGACAGCGGCCCTGGCCCCTAGGTCCCTTTGAGGAGGCATCCCCATGGCCAAGAACCGCAACCAGAACCGCGGTCAGAAGCAGCAGTCCCCCGCCGAGCGAGGCGCCCAGCAGGCGCAGCAGTCGGCGATGGAGTCCGAGGCGTCGCAGCGCGCGTCTCAGGTGCTGCCGAGCGATGTCGCCCGCAAGGGCCGCCAGAAGCGCTTCGGCCACAACTGACGGCCTTCGCGTACGGCAAAGGGGCGCGCCCGTGACGACGGGCGCGCCCCTTGCGCGTGTGCGGGAGCCCGCCCACGCGGCCCTTGCGCGTGCGGGAGGTCCCGCCCGGCCGGGCCGGGCGGGCGTGAGGGTCAGCCGGCCAGGCAGGACGGGCCGAGCAGCACCTTCAGGTCGCCGAAGAGCGCCGGGTCGGCCTGCACCCGGTGCCGGTCGAGGCGCAGCACGGTCGTGGTCCGGGGGCCCTGGAGCTTGATCCGTACCTCGGTGTTGCCCTTGTGGTGGCCCAGGATCTCGCCGAGGCGGGTGACCATCGGCGGGGTCACCTTGACGGTGGGGATGGTGAGGATCACCGGTGCGTTGGTCCCGGCGTTCGACAGGTCGGGGACCATCAGCTCCATGGCGACGAGCCGGGGCACGTCCTCGCGCTTGTCGAGCCGGCCCTTCACGAAGACGACCGTGTCCTCGACGAGCTGGGTGGAGACCAGCTGGTAGGTGGCCGGGAAGAACATGCACTCGATGGAGCCGGCGAGGTCCTCGACGGTGGCGATGGCCCAGGCGTTGCCCTGCTTGGTCATCTTGCGCTGGAGGCCGGAGATGATGCCGCCGATGGTGACGACCGCGCCGTCGGAGTGCTCGCCGCCGGTGAGCTGGGAGATCGCCGCGTCCGTCTTGTCGGACAGGACGTGCTCGATGCCGAAGAGCGGGTGGTCGGAGACGTACAGGCCGAGCATCTCGCGCTCCTGGGCGAGCAGGTAGGACTTCTCCCACTCGACGTCGGAGAACTCGACGTCCAGGCCGAAGCCGGGTTCGTCGGCGGACTCGTCGCCCATGCCGCCGAACAGGTCGAACTGTCCCTCGGCCTCCTTGCGCTTGACCGCCACCACGTTGTCGATCATCGGTTCGTGGTGGGCGACCAGGCCCTTGCGGGTGTGGCCCATCTCGTCGAACGCGCCGGCCTTGATCAGCGACTCGACGGTCCGCTTGTTGCAGACGACGGCCTCGACCTTGTCCAGGAAGTCGGGGAAGGAGGAGTACTTCCCCTTCGCCTTGCGCGTCTTGATGATCGACTCGACGACGTTGGTGCCGACGTTGCGGACGGCGGAGAGGCCGAAGAGGATCACGTCGTCGCCCTGGGCGGCGAAGTTGGACTCGGACTCGTTCACGTTCGGCGGGAGCACCTTGATGCCCATGCGGCGGCACTCGTTGAGGTAGATCGCGGACTTGTCCTTGTCGTCCTTGACCGAGGTGAGCAGTCCCGCCATGTACTCGGCCGGGTAGTTGGCCTTGAGGTAGGCGGTCCAGTAGGAGACCAGGCCGTACGCGGCCGAGTGGGCCTTGTTGAAGGCGTAGCCGGCGAAGGGGACCAGGACGTCCCAGAGGGCCTTGATGGCCTCGTCGCTGAAGCCCTTGCTCTTGGCTCCGGCCTCGAAGATGACGAAGTTCTTCGCCAGTTCGTCGGGCTTCTTCTTGCCCATCACGCGGCGGAGGATGTCGGCCTCGCCGAGCGAGTACCCGGCGATGATCTGGGCGGCCTTCTGCACCTGCTCCTGGTACACGATCAGGCCGTAGGTGACCGCGAGCACCTCTTCGAGCGGCTTCTCCAGCTCGGGGTGGATCGGGGTGATCTCCTGCTGGCCGTTCTTGCGCAGCGCGTAGTTCGTGTGCGAGTTCATGCCCATCGGGCCCGGCCGGTACAGGGCGGACACGGCGGAGATGTCTTCGAAGTTGTCGGGCTTCATCAGCCGCAGCAGCGAACGCATGGGGCCGCCGTCGAACTGGAAGACGCCGAGGGTGTCACCGCGCTGGAGCAGTTCGAAGGTCTTGGGGTCGTCGAGCGGCAGGGCCAGGAGGTCGAGGTCGATCCCCTTGTTGGCCTTCACCATCTTGACGGCGTCGTCCATGATCGTGAGGTTGCGCAGGCCCAGGAAGTCCATCTTGAGCAGGCCGAGCGACTCGCACTGCGGGTAGTCCCACTGCGTGATGGTGACGCCGTCGGTGTGCCGCACCCAGATCGGCGCGTGGTCGACGATCGGCTCGCTGGACATGATGACGCCGGCGGCGTGCACGCCCATCTGGCGGACCAGGCCCTCGACGCCGCGGGCGGTGTCGATGACCTTCTTGACGTCCGGCTCGTTCTCGTACATCGCGCGGATCTCGCCGGCCTCGCTGTAGCGCGGGTGCGAGGGGTCGGTGATGCCGTTGAGGTCGATGCCCTTGCCGAGGACGTCGGCGGGCATGGCCTTGGTGAGCCGGTCGCCCATGGCGTACGGGTAGCCGAGGACGCGCGCGGAGTCCTTGATGGCGTTCTTGGCCTTGATCTTGCCGTAGGTGCCGATCATGGCGACCTTGTCGGAGCCGTACTTCTCCGTCACGTACCGGATCACCTCGACGCGCCGGCGCTCGTCGAAGTCGATGTCGACATCGGGCATCGAGATGCGCTCGGGGTTGAGGAAGCGCTCGAAGATCAGTCCGTGCGGGATCGGGTCGAGGTCGGTGATGCCCATGGCGTACGCGACGATCGAGCCGGCCGCGGAGCCTCGGCCGGGGCCGACGGCGATGCCCTGCTTCTTCGCCCACATGATGAAGTCGGCGACGACGAGGAAGTAGCCGGGGAAGCCCATCGAGATGATGGTGTCCATCTCGTACTCGACCTGCTTCATGCGGTCGTCGGGGATGCCGCCGGGGAAGCGGCGGTGCATGCCCCGCATGGTCTCCTCGCGGAACCAGCTGACCTCGGTGTAGCCCTCCGGGATGTCGAACTTCGGCATGAGGTTCTTCTCGACGAACATGCCGTCGGTGGTGACCTGCTCGGCGACCAGGAGGGTGTTGCGGCAGCCCTCCTGCCAGGCGTCCGAGGAGTCGACGGCGTACATCTCGTCCGTGGACTTCAGGTAGTAGCCGGTGCCGTCGAAGCGGAAGCGGTCCGGGTCGGAGAGGTTCTTGCCGGTCTGGATGCAGAGCAGGGCGTCGTGCGCGCCGGCCTCGTGCGCGTACGTGTAGTGCGAGTCGTTGGTGACCAGCGGCGGGATGCCGAGCTTCTTGCCGATCTCCAGGAGCCCGTCGCGGACCCGGCGCTCGATCTCGATGCCGTGGTCCATCAGCTCCAGGAAGTACCGGTCCTTGCCGAAGATGTCCTGGTACTCGGAGGCCGACTTGAGGGCCTCGTCGAACTGGCCGAGCCGGAGCCGGGTCTGCAGCTCGCCGGAGGGGCAGCCGGTGGAGGCGATGAGCCCCTCCGACCACTGGGAGATGGTCTCCTTGTCCATCCGGGGCCACTTCTGCAGCCAGCCCTCGGCGTACGCGTCGGAGGAGAGCCGGAAGAGGTTGTGGAGTCCGGTGGCGTTGGCCGCCCAGATCGTCTTGTGGGTGTAACCACCGGAACCGGAGACGTCGTCCCGCTTCTGGTGCGGCTGCCCCCACTGGATCTTCCGCTTGTTCCGCCGGGACTCGGGGGCGACGTACGCCTCGATGCCGATGATCGGCGTCACCCCGGCCTTCTTGGCCGAGTGGAAGAAGTCGTACGCCCCGTGCAGATTGCCGTGGTCGGACATCGCGATATGGGTCATGCCCATCTCGTTGCACGCGTTGAACATGTCCTTCAGCCGCGCGGCACCGTCCAGCAGCGAGTACTGGGTGTGGACGTGGAGGTGCGTGAAGGGCGGCTTGGTCAC